TGGCAGAACAGGAAGGCCGAGCGTTTGCATGATCCTGTTTGAACTCATGGGTTCGGAGGCCGATCCCGTATATCAAGACCTGCAAATTTCGAATGTTGCTCGTCAATATGATTTCTTGCGATCGATTGTCTCCGCATCCATTGGTTCAGATCGTCGGTTCTTATCCCAGCATGTAATCAAGGCGTTGAACTTTCATGCGATTACATGTTTGCATGCAAATGCCGGGGAGTATCGTCCGTGGTTCGTTACGGTAGGAGCTTATGAGCCACCAGCTCACTACCGCGTTCAGTCGCTCATGGACGATTTCGTCAACTTCGTCAACAGCCGTTGGGAAGCCTCTGATCCGGTGTGGCTTGCCTCGTACGTTCTCTGGCGACTCAACCATATCCATCCTTTCATCAATGGGAATGGCCGAACTGCACGCGCAATCTGCTACTTCGTGCTTTGTGTCAAAGCCGGAGGTTGGCTGCCGGGGGCCGTCACGTTGCCGGAGTTGATAACTCAGCATCGAGGCCTTTACGTTCAAGCTTTGCAGCAGGTAGACGCTTCACTCAACGCTGGAAATCTGGACATCACCCCTTTGCAAGCGGTGCTATCACATCTCCTCGCAATCCAGCTGAACGTCAATATCCCTCCGACGAATCCTTAACGCAGCGGCTTTATGAACTCGGGCTTGCGCCGATAGACGCGCTCGGTGATCTTGCCGTCGGCGTGGGCCAGCAGCTGGCGCGCGTGCTCAAGCGTCTCGGCATCGCTCGCGCACTTGGCGCGCAGGTCGTGCTCGGTGAAGTGCTCCTCCACCTTCGTCTCGGCCATCACCCGGGCCATGAAGTTCTTCCACAGGGATTCCCAGCCACCCGCTCTCCCTTTCTCGTTGAAGTAGCACTGTCCCTTCAACGTACAGAACAAGTACGGCGAGAACTCGACCGGGCGTGCAGCCTTCGCCATCTGGACGGCTGCGCGCAACTCGTCCGACCACTCGATGATCATCCGTTTGCCGGTCGTTCCCTCGGTCTTCCCTGGCTCGACATAGATTCCGTCATCGCGGAGATCCGACATCGTCAGACGCAGCATGTCGCCGCGGCGGATCCCCGTCAGAAGCTTGAGCCGGATGTATGCTTGGGCAGCCAGCACGCTGCCGGACTTTCGGCGCGGCTCGAGTGACAGGCACTCGACGATCTCCCAATCCTCCACATAGCGCGTGCGCGCTTTCTCTCCTTCCAGCCGGACCTCGCCCTTGAACGGGTGGCGATCCAGGTATCCCCATTCCACCGCTTTCGTCAGCGCGTGCGACAGTAGCTCCATCTCGCGGCGCGCTGCCGTTTTTGCCTCCCGTCGATCGATGTATTCGTAGACGTGCCGCGGCTTGATGTCCAGCAGGGCCATCGGTCCAAACGTCGTGCGCACCGGCTTGATTGCCACGTTGTTCTGCGCCTGCGTCGTGATCTTTTTCTTCGGGATCACCTCGAGCGCATACCGGTCGAGCAGGGCTGCGACCGTCTTAGCTTGGTCGACCGTCTGCAGCCGCTCAGCCCAGATCTTGTAGGCCTCTGGCAGGCTAGTACCGAGCCGAAACGTCTGTTTCCCATCCCACGCGGCTTCCTGGCCCGGCGGCACTTGGTAGTAGTAGCCGCCGTGCGTGTGCCGCCAGCGCTTGGGCAATCCCTGATTTTCCTTTTTACGCGCGCGCGGCATTCATCCCACCCCAATTTGGTTCGGTCGGCGTCTTCTTTCGTTTCGGTCCAGCCGCCAGTCCGAAGGCCTGTTCCACGTGCGCGCGGAGCACAGCGAGGCTGCCATCCGGCCGCGTCCGGTGCTCGATACCCATGGCTCGGAGCACCTTAGCCTGGGCCGCATGCTGTACGCGCGACGTCATGCTCGAGATCTCATCATCGCTCAAGAACATTTCGTTCACGGCTTTCTCCTTCCTTTTTCAGTTTCCAGTTTCGAATGCAGCGAGGCGCGCTGCAATTTCTCTTCGGCGCGGTGCCGCAGCTGCAGCTGCAGCTGCAGGTCGATGCGCATGATTGCGACCTGGTCGAACAGCGCGCGCGCCATCTGCTCGTCGCTGCCGAAGAGGGCGCGCGCCTGTTCGAACGTGGCTGTCATGCGGCGACCCGCGCAAGCTGCTGCTCGTGCACGAAGTTCGCCCGGATCAGGGCCTCGGACACCGGCGGGCACACGCTGTTGCCACACATGCGCACCTGCGCCGACTTCGTCAGCTGCACGCGCGGCAGCTGCAGCGGATTTGCTGCAGCCTGCACGCCGTCCGCGAACAGCAGCGCCGGGTCCGGAATCTGGTTGATGACATAGTCGGCCGGGAAGCCCTGCGCCAAGTACAGCTCGTGCGGCGCCAGCATGCGCAGGCCGATGTCGACGATCTCGTAATCGATGCCCTGGATCGTCACCAGGCCGAAGCGGTCCTTCGTCGTGACGGTGTGCAGCGGCTCATCGAGGCGAGGGTCCTGATCGGCACCGTAGTACTTGACCAGGAAGGCGCGCACCTCCGCGTGATGCTGGCCGCCTGCGCTGACCGTCTGGAGCGGCTCGTCGACCGGCGCTGTGCTGCTCGTGCCGCGCAGCTTCACCAGCGTCGACGTCACGACGGACTGCTGCGACCCGGAGGCGGTCAGGGTCGAAACTGGCGTGTCGATCGGGCGGCCCGCCTTCACGCCGGTGCGCTCCTTGTTGTGCTGGGCCATGAACGCCGTGACGAGGCCGAGCGCATGTGGCGCGCCAGCGGGGTTCTCTTTCGGCCCGGCCGTGATGGTCGGCACCGGATCGTCAAGCTCGCTGCCGGTCGATCCCGAGCGGAATTTCGTCAGGTGCGCGGAGACGAGGCCGAAGTGCCCGCCCTTCACCTGGCCGCAGATCGTGCGCATCGGCTCACCGGCCGCGAACACGCGCTGCGTGCTGGCGTTGGCGTGCTCGTTCAGGAAGGCGCTGACGAGCGCGTGTTTGCCGCCGCTGACGATCGTGCCGAGCGGCCGCTCGATGTCAAGCGCGCGCGGCGCCTGGCCGTCGCGCTCGCCGTAGCCGGTCTGTACGAGCGTCGGCGTGACCAGCGCGCGCTCGCCTCGGTTCGCGCCAGTGACCGTGCGCATCGGTTCGTTGACAGCCTCGACGCGGTCCGCGCCCTGGTGCGTGAGCGGCACGATGAACGGGTTTGCGGCGTCGACGACGTACCGCATGATGCCCTTCGCGATGCGGCGCATCGTAGCCTCGGCCAGCGGACGCTTGCGGTCGAAAATGCTCGGGCAGGGCAGCGACCAGTCGATGCACTCGGCGGCCGTGCGGTGCGGCGCCTGCAGGCCGGCCAGCACAGCGGGTGACGCGGGCGCGCCGTGCGTCGGCGCCGGCCAGCGGATCGGCAGGCCGTCGCGTCGCGCAACCAGGAAGAAGCGCTTCCGGATCGTCGGTGCGCCGAAGTCGCACGCGCGCAGCTCGCGCCACTCGACGTGGTAGCCGTGCGCGCGCAGCTGGCGGACGAAGCTGTCGAACGTCTTGCCGCGCTTCGCTGGATCCGGCCGTGCCTTCCCGTCCGCATCGATGATCAGCGGGCCCCACGTTTTGAATTCTTCGACGTTCTCCAGCATGATCGCGCGCGGCTTGCACTTCGCGGCCCAGCGCAGCGCGACCCAGGCGAGGCCGCGGATACGCTTCTCGACCGGCGCGCCGCCCTTCGCCTTGCTGAAGTGCTTGCAGTCCGGCGACAGCCACACCAGCGCGACCGGCTGGTTGTGCGTGACCTGAATCGGGTCGACCTCCCACACGCTCTCGCATAGGTGGCGCGTGTGCGGATGGTTCATGGCGTGCATGGCCAGCGCTTCCGGGTCGTGATTAATCGCGATGTCGACTGGGCGGCCGAAGGCGGCCTCTAGGCCGGTGCTCGTGCCACCGCCGCCGGCGAAGTTGTCGATGATCAGCTCGTGGCCCAGGTCGAGCGACATGGTGAATGCGTCTCGCTTCATGTTTTTCCCTGCGTGTCGTTGGCCTGCAGCTTCTTCACGTCGGGCAGCGCGCGGCGCTGCATGTGCCGGCGCGCGACCGCCTTCAGGATCACCTTGAAGGTCGGGTTCGTGAGCATGTCGTCGAGGGTGGCGGTCACGCGCAGCATGCGGTGTGCGATCTCCAGAGCGGCGCGGTCGGGTTCGGCGCGGACCATGTCAGGCTCCATCCGATGCTTGGCGCGGCGCCTCGATGCCCAGCACGCGGTTGAGGGCGCATTCGATCGCGGCGTCGCCCTGGGCGGTCATCAGGCCGCACAGGCGGGCGGCGAACATGCGCGCGCGCTCGTTGAGGTCTTCCGGGCAGTCGCGCACCGCGCCGTCGGCGGAGCGCAGCATGACGTCGCGGATCTGCTTAGCGGTCGCCATGGCCGGCCTCCGTGTGCTGCGGCGCGTGGTTGTGGCCGTGCCCCGGTACCTGGGCGTCGCGCGGTTGCTCGGCGGCCGGCGCCGCGGCGTCGTCCTCCGGGCCGCGCGGGCGGATCGAGAAGTCCATTAGCGCGCTCCCGCGACAACAGTGATGCCGCACGGCTGGTCGCCCAGCAGTTGGGCCGTCAGCTCGGCGGCCTCGCCGCTGGTCCGGGCGAGGGTGCTGAACGTTATGCAGACGGTGGCGGTGCGCGCCGTGATCAGGTAGGGGCGCATGATCAGATGCTCCCGAGCTGGAACAGAACGATGCCGATGACGACCACGGCGGCCAAGGCCGTGATGCCGTCGACGACCAGGTCGTGCGGGGTGTAGCGGGTGGTCGAGATCAGCCTTGCATACTCGGCGTCGTGGTTGTGGCGGACTTCCATCGGTTCTCCATCTGCCCTGCTGGGCTCGGTTGCGATGGGGTCACTTTAGTTCTTACTAAACTCTATGTCAAGCGTTTACTAAAGCTATGTGCGATAATTTCCCTACCCGAGCACCTCGGGCGCGCCGGCCCGGCGCCAGGACGTGAAAAAGCCGCGTCATCCGCGGCATATATGAGGAGATTTTAGGTAGCGGAAACGCCCGCAAACACGGGCCGGTCAACGGCAAGGACTCTTGTGCCGGCTAGTGGATTAGTCGAAGAGGAACCCAGCGGTACTTCGGAGCTTCACCCTTCGGGATTGCGCCGAGTGCTAGACACGCCCGCTGGTAGCATTCTTCCATCAGGGCTGGATGCGGGGCAGGTTCTCCTGCCTCGATTTCGTTGCAGCGAGCGGCCCATTTAGAGACGTCAGATTCTTCAAACGTACGCTCCCCGCGTTCCTCGATTTGCTTTTCCAGTAATGCCCACTCGGCATTTCTTTTTGCGCTGTCGCGTGCTTTGGCGCCAAATCCAAAAACTAATGATGCAGCGCTACTCGCGGTGATAGCCGCTGCACACCATTGCACAACAAGCGGGTCCGCAATCTTGCTGAAGGCCACTGATCCAGCAAGAATTGAGATAATCTTTACAATGCCTTCGCGCCATTCGAATATTCTCTGCCGCTCCTGATAATACATGCGGTTCATAAGCGCACGTAGTTGGAGGTCGCAGCGCTTATTCCAGAGATATTCGTAGGAGGACATAGTTATTTTTTGTCAGGCGGAGGCGGTGGCGGACGATGTTCTGTCGGCCTTGGTGCATGATTTCGTTTTTCCTGCACTGGCGCCGATTTAGCTGGTGGATTTGCCATCCTATACCCTTTCGATGATGTTTACAATCTGATCGGCATCCAAGCGTGCCGTTGCGCTTTTAAATATGCGTGCTTTCCTTTCGAACCACTCGACCGATCACGATGCACTCGGCGCCCTTGCAAAGCTGTCGGTGGTACTTCCGCTGATCCGCGTTATCTGACGTCAGCCACCACTGTCCAGCGTCGCGTAACATGCGCTTAACGATTGCCTCGCCTTCATAATTCACGACATATACGGCACCGGACACCAGCCGCTTATCGGCCGTGTTCACTACTATGCTATCTCCGTCGTGCAGACTCGGCTCCATGCTTTCGCCACGCACGACGATCGACAAAAGCGCCTCTTTTGGCAAGCCATCGCGCAATATCCAGTCCGTCGGCACTCCCGTGGTCTCACCTTCATAGTGCTCTGGCTCAGTCTGAAAGCCCGTAACTCCAGCTTGCACCTTCAGCTTCACTTTCCTGATCTGAATCATGGTTGGGTCGTCTGCATCGGAGGCATGCACGCGCCTCGCGCCTGGCACGAGATCGGTCAGATTCTTAGATTCGTTCGCGGCCTCGTGCTGCCCGGGCGTTCGATCAAGGTAACCAGCGCCCATTCGGTACGTCTCTTCAAGGCGGCGCGCAACCCTCTCGCCGAACGAGCCATCGGCCTTCAGTTGCGAAAAAAGGCTGCGCTCCTTTGCTGGCGTGCCGTGCTCAGCAACCCAGCGACGCAAGTTCTCTCTGCGAATTTCAACAATGTCCATTCGCAACAGTTTAGAGATTTCTAAATTAGTATTCACTTGACTTGTGGTTTAGCACTTACTAAACTGCTCGACATGGACCTCAAAACCTACATCTCAGCCGAACGCGGACGCGCATCAGCCCTGGCGGCTGAATTGGGCGTCTCCCTTTCCTACCTCTCGCAGATGGCAAACGGCACTGCGCCGATCTCGCCTGAACGCTGTGTCGAGATCGAACAAAAGACGTCCGGCGCAGTGCCGCGCCAGCATTTGAAGCGCGAGGAATGGCCGCGCATCTGGCCGGAACTGTCCGCGCTACCAGAATCCCAGCCGCAGTAACCGCTGCGGCTTTTTCGCGCCTCGAAAGTTGCGCGCAGGCAGTTGCCCTTGAACCGTTGCACCGAAGTACCCATGTCGAATGACCCCATCGAGAACTACCCACCAGGAGAAGCACCATGTCCGCCAAGACCATCGAAATCAAAGCCCTGCTCAGCGCCGACGACTATGTCGAATACGAAGCAGAACGAGAGCTAGCCGACGTCAAGACTAGCCCGCTCATCCGCGCCTTCTTGAAGCGCTGGACTGCTGAGCAGAAGCATAAGCGCACCCAGCGGCAGACGGAATGGCCAGCTCATGGCCAGGACATGGCCATGTCGTTGCCAGGCCGCGTCGCGCCCTATGAACTCCACCTGCAGCACTGCGGCAACTAGACCGGGGAACACATGCAAGACGAGGCACAGCCCAAGCATTCTGATAACGACAAGATCGGCACGGCCGCGCGGATCTGGCGCGCCATCGACAAAGAGGCAATCGCCAACAAGGCCGACAAGGCCAAGCGCGAGGCCGAATATCGCGCGCGCCAGGAACTCCGCAAGGTCGTCGACCAAGCGGGAGAAGCTTGAGTGATGAGGCACCACAAGAGCAGCACGGCCTGCATAGGCCTCACCGCGCGAATCGAAGAAGTGCTGCGACTTGATCCGCGCACGGCCCGGGAACTCGCCGATCAGCTCGGCTTCAGCGAGCAATCGATTCGCATTCGGCTCGTGGACCTAATGGCGGCTGGCCGGGCGCATTACATCGAGGTCGTGACGAACGGCGGCAAGGGGCTCGCTTACGTCTGGCGCCTTGGGGCTGCATCGAAAGTGCAGCTCGAGGAGCTCCAACGAAAGGAGGCCGCGCGCGCGGCGATTCCGGACCGTGGGCCCATCGCTGTCCCGCGCCAGGTGATGACGCGCATCTACGTGCCGACGAATCGTCGCGACCCTCTCGTCGCCGCGCTGTTTGGCACTGCCCCGGGGAGGGGCGCATTGTGAGTGCCGCGAGCTTGGGCCCGCTGTGGGAGGGTTACAACGCCATGGCGCTCGACCCAGCCGCCGTGCGCTTCAAGGCGGCGCCCGCGCTCGTCCGCGGTGAATGCGATGGGTGCGTGTTCTGCGGCCAGCGCGCGGCCGTGTGTCGCCAGGCTGAAGCGATCGCCGCGGCCAACAACATCATCGACTGCGATGGCCGACTGCCCGACGGCAGCTCGGTGATCTACGTCATCGACAAGAGCGATCCCCGTCAGCTGGATCTGCTGCAAGGAGTGAAGTAATGCTGAGTTCCAAGGCCACGTGCCACCCGTCTATAATCGCTCGGCAGGCCGTGTCGGCATGCGTCTACAACTATCCTGAGGAGAGCGCCTATGAAGGGCACGATGGCGAACATCAAACCAACGAACGATGCGAACGAATCCAGCGAGCACGACTTTGTGATCGAGTCACGACCGCAAATCACGGTCTTTCCCAACAAGGATGGCGACGTGGCGATCACGGTCACCAGAATCGTGGAGGAGACGGACCGCGTCGAGCGGGAGATGGTCGTGATTCCGGCCGAGTGCGTAGCGGACATCGCGGCCGCGTTGCAGCGTATCGCCAGCGCAAAGTAAGCCACATCGCCGCGGCGTGCGCCGCGTGCGTCTCTGCTGCGATGGGGGTCTGATATGGCCCGCATTCGCAGCGTCAAACCCGAGTACTGGACTTCCGAGCAGGTCATGCACATGTCGCGCGACGCGCGGCTGCTGTTCATCGGCCTCTGGAACTTCTGCGACGACAACGGCATTCATCCTGCCAGCGCGCTCACGTTGAAGGCGCAAGTGTTCCCGGCCGACTTGCTGACAGCGGACCAGGTCATGGCATTCGTCGACGAAATGATCGAGCAAGGCCTCGTCGAAGAGTACGAGGCCGGCGGCCGCGCGTTTTGGCGCGTCACCGGCTGGCACAACCATCAGCGCATCGAGTACCCCACCTTCCGTCACCCGACTGCAGATGCCCAGGCCGGCGAGGGTAGTGACACGAGTGACGCAGGTGACGCAAAAGGTGACGGCGTCACCTGCGTCACCTCCCGAACCTATAAGCGCCTCGGCGGCAAGCAACGTCAGATCGTCCTGCGCAAGTTGCGCGAGCGCGACGGTGAAAAGTGCAGCGTCTGCGATAACCCGTCCAACCTGTCGATCCTGTCGCTTGCTGCGGGCGGCGAAGAAAACGCGAGCAACATCAGTGACTTGCGCCTGATCTGTTCGACCTGCAAACGCGCGAACAAACAAGGTGACGCAAAAAAATCTGTGAGCCTCCGCCGTGTCACCACTGGTGACACGAAAGGTCTCGGGGGTGACTCGGAGACGGAAAGGAAAGGAAAGGAGGGGAAGTTAACTACAAATTCCCCCAAACCCCCTGGCGGGGGCTTGCCGGCACCCAAGGAACGGACGGCAGGGATCGCGCTGCAGACCTTTCTCGACGAATGCAAGGCGAAGGGCGAACGACCGCTGCGCGACTACGCACCACTCTGGCAGTACGCAGAAGATGCCGGCCTGCCACAGGACTTCGTAGCCCTGGCCTGGATCGAATTCAGCCGTCGTTTCGGCCCCGGCGGCGTCAAGGAAGCGCGTCGCCAGAAAAACTGGCGGCAGACCTTCCGCAACTACGTTGAGGGCAACTATCTGAAGCTGTGGGCCATCGACACCGCAGGTACGTACTTCCTGACCACCCAGGGCAAGCAGGCCCAGAAAATCTACGAATCGAGAGAAGCAGCATGAGCAAGGACATCAAGCCGCCCCCACACAGCCTCGAGGCCGAGCAGAGCGTCATCGGTGCGCTACTGCGCGACAACGACGCCGTCGACCGCATCGGCGATCTGCGAGCCGAGCATTTCTTCCTGGGTGACCACGCCACGATCTTCCGCGAGCTGATGCGGCACTTGGTCGCCGGCCGCAGCTGCGACGTGATCTCGCTGGGCGACGTGCTGCGCGACAAGGTCGGCGACTGCATGGCCTACCTGAACTCGATGGCGCAAAACACGCCGTCGGCATCGAACATCGGCCGGTATGCGGCGATCGTGCGGGACAAGGCCATCAAACGTGGACTCATCCAGTTCGCGAGGGAGGTAGCCGAGGACGCAGCGAACTCCCCTGAGGATGCCGGCGACATGGTCGACCGCGCCACGTCCGGACTCGAGAAGCTTGCGCAGGCGCGCACACGCATCGAGCCTGTCCTTGCGGCCGACGAGCTGACCGCACACGTCGAGGAGATCGAGCGCCGCATGAACGGGGCCGTGAAGGCGATCTCGACCGGTTTCCCAGACGTAGACGACAAGCTGAACGGCGGAATCCGCCGAGGCGAACTGATCGTGCTGGCCGCGCGCCCGAAGATGGGCAAGACCGCGTTCGCGCTGAACGTCGCGTGCAATGCCGCGGTCGACCACTCCGTGCTGGTCCTGTCGATGGAAATGCCCAAGTCGCAGTTGCATGACCGGAACCTTGCGAGTCAAGGCCACATCCCATTGGAACACCTGCTCAAGCCGCTAATGATGACCGACGAGGACTGGGGGCGTCTCACACATGCCACGATCAAGGTGTCCGGAATGCGTCTGCACCAGGATGATCAGGGTGGGCTACGCCTGCTCGACGTGCGGCTCAAGGCCAAGGGCGTGAAGCGCCGACACGGGCTCGACCTGCTCGTCATCGACTACCTGCAGCTGATGGACGGCGACGGCGACAACCGGAACGCGCAGATCGAGGGCATCACGCGCGGCCTCAAGGCGCTGGCGAAGGAGCTCAGCATCGGTATCGTGCTGCTGTCGCAGCTGAACCGGAAGTTGGAGGAGCGACCGAACAAGCGCCCGATGCCGTCCGATCTGCGCGACTCGGGCGCCATCGAGCAGGACGCGGATGCGGTCGTGTTCCTGTACCGCGATGAGGTCTACAACCCGGACACCCCCGACGTGGGCGTGTGTGAGGTGGACGTTGCCCTGTGCCGTCAGGGCAAGCCGGGCCGCGCCGCGCTGACGTACATCGGCGAGCAAACCCGTTTCGCGCCGCTCGCGCGCGGCTGGATGCCAACCAAGCCGACTGAGCGCCGTAACCGCGGACTGGCGGCCCACCTATGAGCGCGACCATCTTCAAGAAGGGGCGCGTCTGGCACTTCCGCTACCAAGTCGGCAAGACGCGCGTGCAACGCAGCACCCGCCTGACCAGCAAGACCCGCGCCGAGGAGATCGCCCGCCGCGAGTACGACGCCGCGGTGGTGCGCGCGAACGGCGGCGAGCCGGTGCCAACGCTCGCCGAGCTGGCCCACGACTGGCTCGTCGTGCATCGCCCGGTCGCGAGCGGCGCGCACATCCGCAGCGTCGAGACGTTCCTCCGTCTGCACTTGTACGGCCTGGGCGACCGGCGCATCAGCGACATCACGACGGCCGACGTCGAGCGCGCGCGCAACGAGCACCTGGAGGAGCGTACGCCGGCCACCGCCAACCACTGGCTCCGCGTGCTCAAGCTGCTCACGTTGTGGGCCGTCAAGCGCGGCATCCTGGCGACGTCGCCGTGGCGCGTGCAGATGCTCAAGGTGCAGAAGAAGCCGCGTCCTTTCCTGCCACTGGACGTAGCCCGGGCCTTCTTCGATGCCGTCGACGTCGCGACCGCGCGCACGCCGGCAAAGGCCACGGCCGTGCGCCTGATGTTCGGGCTCGGTCTGCGCGAGGGCGAGACGCTGACGGCGCGCTGGGAGTGGTTCGACTGGGAGCGCTCGACGTACACGCCGGGCATCACGAAGGGCAGGGAGGCAGAGCCGGTACCGATGCCGCGCTGGTTGCGCGACTACCTCGCACCGCTGCGCCAGGTGGAAGGGCTCGTCGTGACGAAGGCGAGCGGGCAGTCGTACGGCGCCGGCTTCACGCGCCAAGTGCTGGGCCGGGCCAACGCTGCGTGCGCGATCAAGGGCATCACGCCCCACCGGCTGCGCGGCACGTTCGCGACGCTGCTGTCGGAGGAGGGCGTCCCGATCCAGACCATTCAGAAGGTCATGCGCCACAAGAGCTTCACGACCACGATGGGATACCTGGAGAAGAACCTCGACACGGCAGTGCGCGCTGCCGACGTGATCGGTGAAAAAGCGGGTTTCGGTGGCGCAAAAGTGGCGCGCATCGCGGCATAGCGCCCGTAAATCCAAGCAGTACAGATTATCTACAGTCATCGGATATTGGCCCAGCCGGGCATCAAACGAAGGGAGAACACATGCAGGCAGCACAGAAAGAACGACCGATCCTCTTCAGTGGCGCCATGGTGCGTGCGCTGCTCGACGGCACGAAGACGCAAACGCGGCGTATCGTTAAGATGCCGCCGAGCTGGGATTGCATCGTCTTCGCGGACTGGGGCAATGGCTATTGGCCCTACCGCAGCGACGACGGCGAGAGCCCGTTCTATGACAACAACGAGATCCCGCTGAATTGCCCCTACGGCCAGCCCGGCGACCGCCTCTGGGTGCGTGAGACACACCGTCCAATATTCGGCCAGACCTGTGGCCTGATCGGAGTCGATTACCAGGCCGACCCGCGCGAGAAGTGGGAGCGCCTGGGCGATGCACCGGACTGTCTGATCACGTCGAAGTGGACGCCGTCTATTCACATGCGGCGCGAGTACAGCCGCATCCTGCTGGAGATCACAGGCGTGCGCGTCGAGCGGCTGAATGAAATCAGCACGGCCGATGCGAAGGCCGAAGGCATCAAGCCGGACAAGGTGCGTCAGATTGAACTGTTCGGCGCGAATGCGCAGGAACGTGCTGCCATTTATCGGGACGCCGCTGTGCGCCCATACGAGAAGCTATGGGAGAGCATCAACGGCGCCGGCAGCTGGGACGCGAACCCATGGGTGTGGGCGGTCGAGTTCAAGCGCGTACCACCGGGGCAGACCTGATGCGCGGGCCGAACCCGGACTTCATCTGCGGCTTCTGCGAGCACTTCACCCTGAAGGACGCGGAGCCGCAGTACGCCGAGCTGGGCCTCGGCCGCTGTCATGGTTTCGACAACTCCGACGACGCCCCGGCGCGGTATGTCGCGTGGGACGAGCGGTGCGTTTTGTTTCGCCGAGACGTCGTGAGTTGGCAGGCTCGCAAGCGCTTCGTCGAGCAGCAGCGCGAAAAGAAGGAGGCCAGTGCACAACAGGGCGAAAACTGTATAAAAAATATTGAATGACTGCCGGAAATTTCCTGTTGGCACGGGCTAAAATTTCACCTGTAACCCTACAGGAGAAAGACTATGTCCACCATCGCGATCCCCGGCATTTTTGCTACCTCGAACATCCGCCGCGTGCGTCGTGACGAGGTGGCAAAACCGGCCTTTCAGCAGCCCGATCCGTACGTCCATTTGATGGCGTGCTGGGCCGACTACATGCGCGCGGACGACCGCGACTTGGGTATCGGCGGTATGAAGCTGGTGAGCGACGCCGAGCCGGATTTGAATGTGCACGACGCACAACGCGCGGCCGATATGAAGATGGGCGAGGCCGTCAACGCGATGGTCGACAGCCTGACCGTGCTGCAGCGCGCAGCGGTCTACAAGAGCCAGGGTATGGCAACGTCGTGGCGGTTCGCCAGTTCGAACTACGAGACCGTGCTGCTGCAGGCCCGCGAGGACCTGGAAGAGAAGCTGAAAAAGAATCTTGCAACGAGGATTTATTTCTTGTAGAGTTCGGTCACTGGGCGATTTCGCACGTCCAGAGAAAAGTAAAGCCCGCTACTACAGCGGGCTTTTGTCGTTTACGTCCCGCGAAAAATGAATGTGATCTGGCGTCGGCCAGAGCAGACGAGCGCACCCCCAGGCGCGCCACGTCGCCGGACGCTGTAACCGGCACCGAATGTCTCCCCAGGTCGTCGCCCTGGTTCGCCGCCCGCCGCTGCAAAGCGCTGGCGGCTTTTTTATTCCCCGTGTGAGGTCCAGATGTCCACCGAGAACAAACGAAAGCCGGTGCGCCCGGCCGCTGCCAGCCTGGCTACCCGTCAAGCGCACGCTGCGTCGACGTCGGCCGAGACGCTGGCCCTGATCCTGACCGAGCTGCAGCAGCTGCGCCGCGAGATGAAGGAGCGGGACGCCTACTACGATTCGGTCGGCGTGCTCATACGCCGCGAGGTGGGTTAGCCATGAGCGTCGAGGCAGAACTGTACTGGCTGCGCTTCATGGCGCAGGTGCGTCACGAGGACGCCATCATCGACCGAATGCGGAGCGCGGCATGCCTGACCTGATCCTGATCTACCGCGACCGCATCGTGCGCGCCGTGCTTGTCACGCGCCCGGCCATCCTGGCGAAGGAAGCCGACACTGCTGCTGTCGACCGGATCTGTCGTGGACTGGCCGATGCCGAGGAGGCTAAGCAGCTGCTGTGCGCCAATGGCTACGGCTTCCCGTCGCAATCGCTGGCCGACATCGTGCGCGCATTGCTCAACAGCACAGGCAAGGGAGCAGCATGATTCAGAACATCACCATCGGCGCGGTCGGCGTGCTCGCTCTGGTAGGCATCGGTATCGGCCTGCACTCGATCAGGCTCACGCACGACCAGATCCGCAACCGCAACCGGCATTTGGCCGAGCAGGTCGATGCCGCGCTGAACCAAGGCACGAGACTGACGCGATGAAGCTCACCATGCTCAAGCCGCAAGTGCGGGCCGCATCGAGCAACCTAACTATGGTCGACACGCCGCGCCCTGACGTCGTGGAGCGCAAGCGTGGATGGGCCGGCGTACAGGACCGGAACCGCATTCGTGCGCGCGATCGTGGCCTGTGCCAGGAGTGCAAGCGTCAAGGTCGCGTAGGCATCGGCGCTGCCGTTGACCATATCGTGCCGCTCTGGAAGGGCGGGAGCGATGACGACAGCAACAAGGAACTGTTATGCGTTCCCTGCCACGACGCCAAGACGGCGCGCGAGGCTGGAGACAGAGCGCACGGCGGATAGGAGATACCGATGTTGAGAAAGATCGTTAGGCCCGGCGAGATGATCCCGCGCTTCTATGGCGCAGCGTGGTACGACTGGCTGTCCGACCACGCTGTGTGTATGCCGTTGGGCCTCAACGTGCTGGCGGCAGTCGGCCGCACTGCCTACTTCACGATCAAGCACGCCGGTCGGATGGTGCAGAGCAGCCCACGCGATGCGTATGAGCAGGGTTTCCGCGCTGGACGCGCATCGGTTCAGGCCGACCGTGCTGCCGTGGAGCCTCGCAACCCCTGGTAGCGCAACTACCCTCGATGGGTAGGGGGCGGTCAAAGTCCGGGCGCCCCTCGACCGACACCGGCCAAGCAGCCACGCGCGGAAAAAATCCCCCTTTTCAAAGGAATTCAAATGACTGGCAAGCCAGGCCGGAGCGGCGGCGCCCGCCCGGGTGCTGGTCGTCCGAAGAAAGAACCCGTCACGTTGCCCCTGGCGGTTCAATACGATGACCCGCTCGTTTTCCTCAAGGCGGTCATGAACGATCCGGGCACCGAGGCGAGGATGCGCGTCGACGCCGCGAAGGCGCTGATGCCGTTTGTCCACGTCAAGAAGGGCGAGGGCGGCAAGAAAGATCAGAAGCAGGCCGATGCCGAAAAGGTCGCAAGCAAGTTCTCCCAAGCAGCGGCGCCGCGGTTGGCTGCTGCCGGCGGTAAGAAGGTCTGATTATGGCGTGGACCACAGCATGCCCAGACTGGGAGCAGCGCCTGATCAAGGGCGAATC